TTTTCTTGGCTGTAGGTTAGCATACCAGCTTCAAGAACTGGTTCTTTGCTTGGTGTGTCGCTCATGCTTTTGCCTCCCTCACCACCCTAGCCCCGCGCATTGCCACGCACTTCGGATGCGTCCGCAGTATCTCCGCGTTGTGGCCCTTGTTGATATTCCCGCACCACTCCTGAGGCAGGATGTCCTGCACGTAGCGCGGCGAGCGGTCTAGGGCGCCGGCTATTACCGCCATCGTCCAACCCTCCTTGCGCTTCGCTATCGCAAACTCGCGGTCCTTGTCGCGGCGCGCTTGGACGTTCTGCATTCGCACGCTTTGCCGCATTGGCTTCACGCGATTGGCCGGCGGGTGCTTTGTCTTCTTCCCGTTCTTTTCCCGCGGCAACAGCTCGGAAACGTAGTGGCGCGTGACGCCTAGCGCCGCGGCAATGTCCGCGTTGTCTTTACCTTGGCTTCGCATCTGCGCGGCAATTGCGACCGATTCAGCGCGCGGCCGGCGAACCTTGCCGGGCATCTTGCGCGTCTTATCCCACAGCTTTGCAGGCTTGGCCACGACGGTCATGCCGTTGCGGGCCAGCATTTCGCGGATTGAGTCGGCGGTTTCTCCGGGTTTGACGGCGTCTAGTAGGCGGTGTGTGCTCATTGGAAAAGGTCTTTGGATTCAACCTCCGCGCGGCGAAGGTTATCAATGGCTGTTTTCCAATAGCTCGTCTTCAACTCCGATCCGACAAAGCGCCGGCCCATCTTGACCGAGCAAAAGCCTTCCGAACCAATGACTGTGAACGGTGAGAACACCACGTCATCCTTGGCGCTCCACATGTGCAAGGCGCGTTCGATGACATCCAACTGGAGCGGGCAGATGTGGCGCTCGTCGGCATCTTCCCGCGCGATTTCTCCGTTTAGCACACGTCCCTGGTTAACCGTCATCCAGACGGGAGACGCAATCTCTTGCCACAAATCCAGAGGGAACGATGTTTCGTCGTGGGTGATTGGCTTCGGATTGTCGCCCTTCTTTTTGAACACTAGCAAATAGTCCGGCGCTCCCACTCGGCTCTTGCTGCTATCTGTCCGAAGCGTCTTATAGAGCAGCCCGTGCGCCTTCGTGCGTTGCATCTCTGTGACTGGCGACTTCCAGATTGTGATGCGCGAATGAAACAGCCAGCCGCGTTGCCGGAACGCCGTGGCAATGGCGCCACTGAAGTCCTTTAACTCAATGTTGCCGTCCTTCCACTTGGTCGCCAGCAAGTCGCAGCAATGCACAGCGCACTCGCGGCCCGGCATTGTAACGCGCTGCAACTGGTCAATCAGGTATCCGAACTGAACCATGAACTCGTCCAGTCCGCCGCAGTTGCCCATGTCTTGAATGTCCGACGAATAGGTGAACAGGTCGGCGAACGGCGGGCTGAATACGCTGAATCCGATGGATTCGTCGGCAAGCGTGCTGGCGACGCGGACGCAATCGCCGTTGTAGACGGTCCACTTGCCTTCTGAAACCGATTCGATGTCTGTCTTGAGTGTCACGATGTTGGATGCTCCCTCTAGCTGGCTTTTTGTCTTGTTAATCAACGCACGCATGGATTCGTGCTGAATCTGCTTTCGGATAACCGTCTTGAGGATGGATTCCTGCCGACGGGTTTGGACGATGTAACGGTTGACCTGTTTTTTTTGGCCAAACCGATGAATCCGCTTTCCGGCCTGATACATCTTCTCAAACGAGTGAGACAGTCCGACGAAGATTTCATTCCAGCAATGCTGCCAGTTGAGTCCGAACCCGGCCAACTTCGGCTTGCTGACGATGACCCGTTTTTGCCCGCTGCTAAACGCCAGCAGGTTGCGCTCCTTTACGTCCGATGACATCGATCCGGTGACCTCAACTGCATCCGGTATCATGGACGCCAGCAGTTCGCTTTCTTCGTTGGCCTCGCACCACACAACGAAGGGGTCCGATGATTGGTTGACGATGTTGGCCGCAGCTTCCACGCGTTCCTTCATCGTCTTGCGAAGCTCGGAATGAAGCTCCGTCGCGGACACTTCGTTGGACTTAAACAGTTCGCCCGTCTCAAAGTCCGGCGCTTCCTCAAACTCCACATTGATGATGGTCGTGTTGACCGGAGGCAACGCGAAGCCGGCATCATCAAAGCCGATGTCGGAAGGCTTGGAGATGCACACCGCCCACGACGATACCCATTCCCAAAACAGGTCTTCGGCATGGCCCTTCAATCGCCAGGTGCCGGTGTCAAACGTGTCGTTGATGAAGTAGGTAGCCAGCATTTCGGCTGGTGAACAAATACCAAGGAAGTCGGCATGTTGGCCAAGCTCCGTGAAGTCGTTGGGCGCAGGCGTCGCCGTGCAACAGAGCCGATACGGCGTCGCGCTGAATCGGTCCGTGATGTATCGGCGCAACTTGCCGTCAAAGGATTTTAGGATGGACGATTCATCCAAGACGACGCCGGCGAATTTCACGTCCTCGAACTTGTCCAATCGGTCGTAATTGCAGACGCAAAGCCCAGAAGCAGGAACGTCCTCGCGTTCCTTCAAACGGTGAACCTTCGGGAATCCAAACCGCTCCGCTTCCAGTTGCGTTTGTTGTGCTACGGACAGCGGGCAGAGAATAAGGACAAGCCCGCCCGTATGTTGCTGCACTTGGTTGGCCCATTCGATTTGCTGAATAGTTTTTCCAAGCCCGCAATCCTCAAACAAGGCGCAGCGTCCTTTCTTAACGGCCCAAGTAACGATCCGCTTTTGCCATTCAAACAGCGATGCGGTGAATGGCTTTGGCTCAAATCCAGTGTCCGAGGCCTTTCGGACTTTGGATGCTACAAACTCGTCGTAGCTTGGAATGCTGTTGTCGCTTACCTCACTCACGGCCCACCTCCTGCGTCAGTGGTGAAATCTGAACGTCACAGCCTGTCTCGCTGCCGTAGGTCTTCACGACGCTCAGGCTCACAACCAAGCTGTCATCGGTCCACGCGCTTACGTCGGTCAGAGCGTCCAGCACTGCCTTGGCGAGGTTGTCCGCGTCGGGCTTGCTGGTCACGTAGCGCGGTGCGGTCGGTTTCAAATCCCATCCGCTTGCCCGTAAGTGCGACTTTGGGCGCGGCATCACGAAGCGCATGGCGACGGCGACCGGACCCATATAGACGGGCTTACCAAGCTCCGCAGACCGGCCCTTAAACTCCGCACGCACGCACCCCTTCCACGCATCGGCGGTTCCAGGATCGTAAACGCCGGCATGGTTGCCGCGTTTGTAGGCTTTAACGCGCGGTTGGCCTTTGGGGAGGCCGGAGACGAAGAAGGCGAGTGGTTTCATAGCGTTTGGATAAAGTCCGCGGTTTCCTGCCACTCAATGCAGGGGCGCAAATCCTGCCATGATTTGAGCGCGATCTTGGCGACTTCAATAGCCTCGCGACGTGACAGGAGCGGGCTGTTAGTTTGGATAGCGTCGGCGGCGTTATTGAGCCACGCGGCGCGGCGTGCGAGGAATTGTTCAGTTTCTTTGCTCATCGCCCTCCCTCCAAAAGCTCCGGTTGGCTTGGGTCCGCAATAGCCTCCGAATCTTCCTCGCCGTCTATCTTGGTGCGGACGGAGAAGGCTGCGACGGGCGTTGAGCAAACCGCGTTGTGAGTCTTAGCGAGCTTGAAGGTGAAGCTGACGCTGAGCGTTCCATCTTCCGACTTGAGCAGCGCATCGGCCGCTTGGTCGCAGCAATCGGCCGCGAGTTCCTTTGCCTGACGCTCTAGCAGCGCCTGGATGACCGAGGGTCCGAATAGGGGCGGATTCATGGGGTGTGTTTGGTTAAAGGATTAAAACGGCGGTTCATCGACTTCTTCACTTGCCTGCGATTGAGCCGCAGACGGCTTCGCAGTCAGCGGCAGGCTCGCCGTCTTCGTGTCCGGCCGGCGAATGTCCGCTTTCTTCACGACGTAATCCTTCACGGCGTTCTTGGCCTCGTAGTTGCCGCTGGCGGGTTCAATGCGGATTTGCGCGATGCCTTCCCGCCCCACCATGTCATCCGCGTTCAGCCGGCCGGAGTCGTATTTCGCAAGCAACCCAGTGGCTTCGCAGAAATGGCGCAACTTGTATTCGAGCGAAGCTTGCAGGTAATCGTAAACGAACCGGGTCGCTTCGCCTTTGTAGATTACGAGCTTGAGCTTGATCTGGTCATTGCCGGCCTTGCTCTGGCACTCCGTAGCCTCGGCAACGCGGAAGTCGTAGGAACCTTCTGGCCACAGGCTACGCTCGCGGAGTTGTGCTTCTGTCTTTGGTGTGAATGTCATGGTGTTATGCGCTGATTTTCTTCTTCAGGAACGTGATCCACTTGGTGATTTGGTCCGAAGTCATCTCGGACCAGTCGGCGACTTCCGCCTTCTCAAAACCCTTCTGGATGTCGGCTTCGGGGATGCGGACGATTTCGAGAAGGTGCTTCACTTCGGCGACCTGAGCCGGCAGCGCGAGCGTGATGGCTTCGGACGCTGCCTCCACCGCGTCCTTGCCGGCGCGGGCGATGAACTCGGAGTAATCCAGCGGGAACTGCGACCCATCCTCGAATGCCGTGATACGGCTCTTGCGGACAATGGCGATGCGCGAGCTTCCGCGCTTGTTGGCTTGGATAGCCAAGTCCAACTCATAGATGAGCTTGTCCCACACGTCGGGAATCTTGCCAATCTCAGTGCGCTGGCCGTTGACCATGCCCCACTCGGACGCTTCATGGCAGACGAACCATATGTTCATGTCCAACCGGGTCGCCCACATGACCAGCCGGCGCATGGCGGCCACCGCGGGCTTCTTGGATGCTCCAAAGGCGTCCTTGTCGCCCAGCCGTTCGGCCTCGGCGGCGATTGTGGTCTGAAACAGCTTAGTAAGACTGTCCACGATCAGCGTCTTGTAGGGATGCTGCTCGGTGGACAACGCCTGCATCTGCTCAATCAGCGTGTCGAAGCTCAGGGTGCCGTCTTCTGGCCCCATGTAGGCGCCTCCGCTTGCCTTGAGTAGCTCACGGTATTGCGGACCCTTGGCGCCGCCCTCAACGTCAAAGTAATACGGACTAGGGAACGACAGGGCCAACGTGGTCTTGCCCACGCCGCTTGGCCCAAACAGGACCGCTTTGAGTTTGCCGGGTTTGATTAGCTCCGGCGCTTTTGCTTTCAGTTTGCTCATGTGCTTTTTGGTTTGTTGTGAGATTCACCCCGCGCGCCGGACTTTGGCCTGCTAGCGTTTCAGCCTCGGAGCAACGCGCGGAGTTGAAAGTTGTTTAAGCCTTCTTCCCCCCGTGCATGTGCCCCCTCTTTGCATTCGCCTCAATCTCGGAAAGCAGGGCTTCGCCAAGGTCAAGGTGCAGGTGATGCGCTAGGTCCATGACGCGCACGATTGTCCCGGCCAACTCGCGAACCAGCGTGTCCTTGGCCTGCCAATCGCCCCACGTCGAGGGGTCGTGCTTGCGGACAGCCTCCATCGCCTCCGCAACCTCGCTGGTCACAAGGCCAAGGCAGCCAATGTAGACGGCCGGCGCAATCTCAGGCGTCGCGTCAATCGCCTTGTGGCGCGTTTCCCACCAGCCGTTTGCGTAGTTGACCTCGAAGGCGCAAAGGCCGACTTCGTGGAAAAGCTCAAGGAACTGGTTTCGCTCCTTTTCCGGCAGGTGGTAGGGACGGACTTTCTCAGGTGGTGTTCTCATTGGTGTGAAATCGACGGGGCTGGACTTGGTGGGATTTGTGGTGATGGCCTCAACGGTCCGTTGTCGCAAGCTGTAGCGCGGAACATTGCATTCCGCCCGCTGTCATTATCGCCGGCCGTGCGGCCAGCCCCGTGAAAGTGGTTGGGTTCATCCGAGTTCTCCAAGGTGAACGGTCACGACATCGTGCTCGATTGTGATTGCGCCGACATCCTCGGCCGTGAACGTGTGACCGCCGACTCCGTAGCGGCCGGTGGCGTCGTAAGTAATCGGGCCGCGGCCCAGCACGCCGTTGATGCGACAAACGCACGCGCGGACTCCTAAAAGCAGCGACAGAACAAGGTGCAGCCGAAACTTAAACTCGATCTTATTCATGCGACCCTCCTTAGCGCCCCGCTGCGGAGCATCATGTTCCCAAGCACGCCTTGGCGGAACCGGTTCCTCGGTGAAAATAGGGACCGGCGCGGCCCTTCCTCAATCCCCTCAATCCCATCCCCATCGGCAGACAATCCGATGGAGCGCGCAAACAGCGACCGCGCCGGTCCAGAAAAACACCCTGCCTTCACCCCTGAACTGTCCGGAACCGAGGCGTTGGCAGGGTTCCCGGCCACACGGTCGGGAAAAGTGATGGCCGGTTCGTCGGCCAGGTCGGGGAAGTGCGTCCGCATACAGTCCGCACATATCCCGTGCGAAACGGTTTCGCCGACGGGCGTGACAGAGCACCAAGCGCAGATGGTTTTCACTTCGTTCCTTTCAACTCAGGGTAGTTGCTGCAGATAGCCGCCCACGCTTGGTCACTCAGCTTCCCCAACGCGCGCTTGTGCCTGTAAATCTCCATCTTCCTCGCCCGGCTGTTGTGGTTCCACGAATCAGGAATCCACCCGATGCCGTGCGGCTTCACCTTGCGCGCGGCTTCAGGTGCGCCGCGGAGCGGGTTGTGTGACGGTCCGCACACGATGTCGCGGAACGGGACTGAGGCCTGGAGTTTCACGCGAGCACCTCCACCTTGACGCCGAGCTTCTC